GCGCTCGTACTGGAACTGCCCCATGAGGAGCGCGTCGGGCCGACCGCCTCGGGACCAGCAGCCACCGATGAGGTCGTCGAGCAGCGTCTGGTCGAGCGGAGCAGCGGCCGCGTCAATGATGACGGGGTCGCCGTTCGGAGCTGCCGCGCCGTCGAGGATCTGGTAGATGAGGCCGTCCATCTCGCGGGCCACGGTGTCGTCGCCGCGAGGGGTGAGCGAGCGCCGGCTGACCAGCACGGCCCGCGCAAGGTCGCGCAGCTTGTCGCGCTGGAGCGTGGTGAGTTGCTCGGTGACCTCGTTGAGAATCTCGCCCTTGTTCTTCACCTTCTTCCGCGAGCTGCTGACGCAGATTTCTCCACGGAAGAGCTGGGTGAGGTTGTCGCGCTGCTGGCGGATGTTCGCCTCGGGGTTTCCGCCCTGGTCCTTCTCGACCTGTGGCCAGCTCACTCGGGTCAGCAGCTCGCCGTCGGCGATGTCCACTGCCGTCGTGCCGTTGTGGCCACGGGTCATGGTGACCGTGTTGGCCGCCGTCGCGGTGACCAGCATGAGCTCACGCGAGCCGTCGGCCTGCCAGACCTGACCGATGCGGAAGTTCGCGCCCTGGCCAGCGACCAGGGTGACGACTGCCGTGGCGGCCAGGACGAGCCCACTCGTGATGGCAGTGTTGGCGTTTAGCCGCTTCTCCATCCAGTTGTGGTCAACGTCGAACGTGTTGCCCATACGGCCGGGGAAGCCAATGGCCATCAAGAATTGCGACTCGTCTTGTACCTGGAACGCGACGCCAGGGGCGATCATCTCCATGATCTCCTGCACGTCCTGATAGGTAACCTTCTGTCCAACGGCCATGGGTTTCTCCTCTTGGCTTGTCTAGCTGCGTGGCCGAACCGGCCGGTGGTTGTTTCTGTTAGGTGTTCTTCTGCACTACGCCGAGGCGCGTGCCCTCTTGAGCTGCATGCCGACGATTGCCCGGCGCGACAGGTCGCGGTCGGTGGCGGTGTTGTCGGCCATCATTTTGTCGATCCCGGCGAGCTCGGTCTGGAGCGCCTTGACGTTCGCAGGTGCGCTGCTGTTCGCCTCTTCTTGCAGGCGGATCTCCTGGCCGCGCGGGGCTGGCTTGCTGCCGGCCTCCTCTTGGACGTTCGCGACGCCGTCGCCGCTGTTGGCCACGATCTCCTCGACGGCCTTGACCATCCAGGGCTTGTCTTCCGCGATCTTCAGAAGCGACTCGGTGAGGCCGGTGACCTCGCTGAAGTCGTCGGACACCTCGACGCCGCTGAGGTCCGCGAGGGTCAGCGCCGACTCCATGCAGTGGAAGGTGCGGCCGTCGTCGAACTTGAACGTGTCGAGCACGCGGCTGATAGCCATCTCTCGCAGGCGTGCGTTCGCCTGCTCCAGCTTGACGGCGGTGGGGTCTTTGGGCTCGACGGCGTTGGCCTCGACCAGGCGGCCGAGCTCTTCCTTGAGCAGCTTGGGGTTCTTCGCGTGCGACTCCAGCAGGCCCTTCACGGCCTCGGTCATCTGCTCGCGCTGTTGCTCCTCGGGGCTCGCCTCGGCCAGTCCCATCTCGCGGAACATTGCGACGACGCGGGTGACCAGCGCCTTGCGCTCGTCGGGGCTCGCGCCCTCGATCATCTTGCGGAGTCCGGTCAGGGCGTCGCCGCCACCACCAGCTTCCTCTTCGCCTTCGGCTTCCTTCATGGCGGCCGATACGGCCGGGCCGATGCTTTTGGCGATGGCGTCGTTCACGAGCTGGGCGATTTCTTCGGGCTTCATGTTGTGCTCCTCTGCGGCTTCCGCCACCAGTCTGTCGAAACCACCACCTGCGGCGGCCTTCTTGACGATGTCCACTGATTCGGGCCTGACGATCTTGGTGACGCCAGCTCCCTCTTTGAGTCCTGCCGCATCGATGCTCAGGCCGAAGGCCGGCTGCTTAACGCCGGCTCCGATCAGGCTCTGGTCGAATGCGTTTTTAAGCTTGGTCCTGGTCGTGTCGTCGAAGACTGCGACCAGGGCGCGGATCGCCTGGGAGTCTTCATCCCACCAGCTCTCCTTGATCTGGGCGACCATGTTGCCGACGTTGCCCTTGCCGCTCTTCGCGTCTTCGGGCAGATGGCTTTCCTTCTCGTCGTCGCCTGGGGCCTTGCCGAACTTGAAGCTGTAGATGGGCACGCCCTCGAAGAGGGGCGCCGCTTCCTTCAGCGTCGCGGGCAGGTAGTCGAGGCCGTTGAGGCTGACGCCGGCCTTGATGATTGTGACCTCGACCAGCTTGCCGGTCTTCTCGTCTCCGCTGTTCTCGCGGAAGCCGTCGAAGACGCCGGGGATTTGAGAGAGCTTGATGCGCTCGCCGGCACTAAACGCCGAGCCGGGGACTTGGTTGCCCTCACCCCCAGCTCGGAGTGAAGCGATTTCATTAGTTCGTTTTCGCGTCGTGGTACTAACCATCAGCTCTCGGAGCTCCCGCCCTCTGACCGAACGCTACTCGACAGGACCGACGCCTGCAAGCATCTCCCCTCACTTTGCCCTCACCGCTTCCTCACCGGCCGGCCGCAGTGACCAGGCCATCACGGCGCTCGTCTTCAGCCGCTCGGCCTCCCAGCCGTTCGCCTTGAAGAACTCCTGCCACCGTGCAGCGTCCCATCCGGACTGGAAGCTTGAGCTTGTCTGCACGTCTTCCTTCTGCTTTTGCCAGCAGCTCACGAGACAGCGGCCGCCGTCCTTCAGCAGGCCGCGCAGCGCCGAGAGCACCTGGCTGCGCAGGCTCTCGATGGGTGTGACGTTCAGCACGTAGTTGCACATCACGGTGTCGTATCGTTTGAGCAGCGGGGCAGGGTCGGGCGCATAGTGAGGATCCCACCGCGCGAAGTCGTGCACGTCTTGGCCGCCACCGTAGTCGAGCACCTCGCCTTCGAGCAGCCCGTGCTCCTGGTAAAACCTCAGCGGGACGCTCGGCCCCTTCCTGGCGATGGCGGTGCGGTGACCCATGGCCTTCGCGACCAGCTCGCGGTCGGCGTCGGTGAGCACCTCGACGGCCTCGCGCAGTCGAGGCACGACGGTCTCGCGCCAGAAGGATCGCTTGCCGATCCGGCTGCGGTCAACGTCTTCGAGGGCCTCCCACTTCGCCGACCTCGCCTTGCTCTCCTCGACGCTAAAGCCCTCGTAGGTCTCCTCGACGAACTGCCATTTATGGTGGTAGATCATCGGATCATCGCCGGCCTTCATCTCGCGGAGCTCGCCGCCTGGCTTGACCAGGATGGAGTCGCCCACCACCGGCTCGTCGGCCGTGTCGAAGTCGGGGCTGTTGATGAACGTCGCCGCGCCCGTGTCTTCGTGCAGCTTCACCACGTTCCACTCGAAGCCCTCGGGCATGATCGGATTGAGCGCCTGGGTGTCGGCCTCGGTGAGTGCGCTGAAGTGCACGTATAGCTTCGCGCCCATGCGCTTCCCGATCCCTCGGCCGCGCAGCCGCTCGGCGACCTCGACCACCGGGCCGTCGTCGTCTTCCTTGAGCAGCGCCGACTCGGTGAGCTCCACCAGGTAGAGCTCGCGAGACTCGCCGAGCTCGCGCAGCCTGGCCGAGTCGAGGCCGTGGAGTACGTGAGGCGGCAGGCTCATCAGGTTCCGGTATGGGCCGGCCGCCTCGCCCAGCCTCACCGAGCGGAAGCCGTCGCCAGAGGCGTAGCGGAACTCCTTGCCGGCGTAGTCGTCTGGCTTCTCGACCACGAGGGCCGCAGGCATGCCGGCCTCGGCGAGCTGGATGCCGTAGCCGATCCCGGCCAGCTTCAGGACTGGCAGCGCGTCTTCCTTCATGCTTGCCCTCTTCGAGCTCCTGCCGAGCACAGCCCGCACGTTCTTCGCGTGCTCGCGCTGCGCCTCGACGATGCGCTGCTCCTCTTCCATCTTGCTGAGGTTCACAGCCGTCGCCTGCTTAGCCAGGCGCTTCCGCTCGCCTTCGCCCTTGCCGCCGCCCTGGTCGAGCGGCTTGCCGTTCGCGCCCAGTGCAACGCCGCCCGTGCCGAGCTCGACCAGGCGGTGCTTGCCTTTTCTGAATCTGACCGCGAGCGGCACGGAGGAACTAAGCGACCGGGGGGAAGCCGGCGGCCGTCTGCCAGGCGCTCATGGTCTGCGGGTGCACGAGCTGCTGGACGGTGAAGGGGGTGCCGTCGCTTCCGTCGCCAAGGACGGGTGTGATCTCAAGGGTGAGGCCGATGGGGCCTGGGTCGGTTGCGCCAAGGGTCGGCGTCGCCTTGATCCTGAAGAGCTCCACGATGGCGGCGCCACCAGATGGGTCGGCGTCGCCGCTGATGGCCAGCTCGTAGAAGCTGCCGGCGCCGGCCGCGATTGCCACCAGGGCGTTCGGATCCTCACGCGCCTCGCCGCTCGTAGCGATGCCGGTGCTGTTGGTGGCTGGGTTCTTATCGCGTGCGTAGGTGATCGTTCCCATGGGTGCCCTCCTGGGGTTTGTCCCCTGGGAGCATACACGACGGGCCGACCATCTACCTCACTTCGCCGAGCTCGGTGCCTCTTGGTGAGGGCAGCTCTCGCAGGTCGAGTGCCCGGCCTGGGGCTTGAACGTGCACGAGGTGAGGAGCTTGCCGCAGGTGAAGACCTTCACCCGAATCTTCCGGCCGCGTCAGCCTGGGCGGGTGCACTCGACTCTCGCGATGACAGGGCCACGGTGCACGCAGCCGTAGGCTCGGGCCGCGCGGACTACTCCCACGTCACGCCCTCGGCTTCGAGCTGCGCCGCGATAGACCACGCGACGGCCAGCAGGCTAACGCCCTTCAGCCCGGCCTCGAATGTCTTCATGCCCTTCGCGTGCTGCAGGTTGTGGCAGGGCCGACAGAGCGGGACGATGTTGCCCTTGTCTCGGCCGCCAGCTCCTCGGCTTCGGACGTGCGCCGGGTCGCTCGGTCCAGGCCGGCCGCAGGCGCAGCAGTCCATCGTCCTGCACCTCGCCGCTTGGTGGCTGAACTGCTCGGCCCTTCGCCTCGCTCGCCGCTCGCGGTTCACGGGGTTCAGCCGCGTCTTCCTCTTGAGCTGTCCGGTTCTCTTCAGGCCGCCGGTTCTCTTGAGCTCGGTGCGCTTCACGCGAAGAGCTCCTGCTGCTCGGCGAGCAGGCCGGCCTCGCGCCACTCGTGCTCGATCTCTTCGAGCTCGCGGCCGTTCGCCAGGGCCGCGAGGATCAGGCCGTGGCATGGACCAGCGCAGCCGCACGCGAGCTGCTTGCCGGCGAGCTCGGTGCGCACGCGCTCGACCAGCTCGGGCGAGCTGCGCAGGCGCTCGAAGTAGAGGCGGGCCGCCTCGGTCGGCGGGTGCCCTTCGAGGCTGAACGGGTTGCCCCACCTCGCGCCGCTGAGTCGGCGGCCGAAGGCGTCGGCGCCGCTGCCGACGTAGACCGAGGCCAGCGTGCTCGCCTTGACGCTCACCACTGTCGCCCTCATCGGGTGCCCTCGCTTCGGCTCACGCTCTCCTCGCCGACGCGCTGCCGTGCGAGGAAGTCAGAGCGGCGCTTGCGCATCTCGGTGCGCACCTCGTCTTCGATCTCGGGCGGCACGGGGATGTACCACTCGGGGCTGTTGTGCCCCAGGCCGAGGCCGCGCCATGAGCTCGTATTCTGCCGGCCGGTGTTCAGCTTCGCGAACTGGTCATCGAGCTGCTTGGCTGTGAAGAGCCGGAAGACCACGCGGGCCGTCCTGCTGTCGGGGGTCATCTTGCTGACCGCGTCAGGCCCAGCTCCGACGAAGACCAGGGCCTGCTTCTTCAGGTTGCTCTTCGACTTCTTCGAGCGGGCGGCCATGCGCGATGCAGAGTTTGCCAGGATCTCTCGGGCCACGCCCTTCGGGTGCTCCAGCAGCGAGAGGTTAAACAGGTTGCGGTTGATGTCGAACGTCTGCACGGCGTCGCCAGTCGCCGCCCTGGTCTGCCGGCCGTTGACGTTTCGCATCAGCGTCTCTTGCATATTCGTCCAGCTCTTCACGTTGAGCTTCGTGATGTCCAGCTTGTTATCTTCGAGCTGCCGCAGCGTCGCGTCGATCTCCTCCTGCAGACTCGGCTCCAGCTCGCCGAGGCGCTCTAGAAACATGCGCGAGTTTCGAGCGAGCCGCTGGCTGTGCCGGAAGAACTGGCCGGCCTCGGCCTTGGTCAAGCCGTCAGTCACCAGGCGCTTCACGTCGCTCTTGCTCAGCCACTTCAGCTCGAACTTGCTGAAGCGTTCCTTTATCCGCTCGCTGGATCCCAGGGCGGCCTTCGCGTTCTTCGAGGTCGGGATGAGGATCCGGGTGCGCCCGACCTTCGCCGTCTGCATCTTCGCGAGCGCGGCCGCGCCGGCCTCGCGAACTGCGGCCGCGAGCTGCAGGCGGATCGGCGCCACCTCGTCGCGCGAGGTGGCCATGCTTCCCTCGAAGTCGGCCAGCAGATTGTCGGCCGCCTCCAGGTACTCGTCGGCCTTGATCTGGCCGGGCTTGCGTTTCTTCTTCGCCATGCCGCCAGTCTACCCTTCGCCGCCGTCGGCTTCCCGCTTTGCTTTCCGAGCAGCTCGACGCGCCGCCCGCTTCCTCGTGTCTTCCTTCCGCAGCTTCGCCCTCTGGATCTCGCGCCAGCTCCGATGGCGCAGCGGGCCGCTCACTTCGAGCTCCTTCTGGTCGCGAGCACCTCGGGGTCGGGGTCGTAGTTTGGATCCCAGCTCGCGCTCACCACGCGGCCGTCGTTCAGCTCGCGCAGCTCGCCGAGGCTGTGGTGCTCTGCGAGCTCGACCAGCTCGGCCCAGGTGTAGGGCTGGCCTGTCGGGTCGAGGCTGCTGGCCGCCGTGTAGAAGATGGGCAGCGCCGCCAGCGCCGCCTTCGCTGCGGACAGCTCGCGCTCCAGGCGCTTCACGTCGGCCGAGGCTTCGCGGACCTCGCGCATATTCTCGCGCCACTCCCGCACCGATCCCTTCCTGGGGTCGGGCCTCGGGTCGGCCGGCGTCGGCTCGGCGTCGCACGGGCAGACGTCGTAGCTCTCGCGGTGCACCTCGCACCATCCTCCGTGGCACAGGTGGCAGCAGTGGTACGCGGCCTTCTCCGAGCTCGTCTGGTCTGGGTCGTTCGGGCAGGGCATGGCCTTATCCCCTCACGTCGAAGTCAATGGCCTCGGCGGGGTAGCCGTCGTCGGTGCGGAAGACCTTGACGTAGACCGAGCACGCGCCAGCGAGGCCGGTGCCGCTGCCCTTGTGGCAGGCCGCTGCGGGCGCTTGCTCCTCTCGCGTCTCCAGGCCCAGCTTGCCCATCTTCGACCGCTTGGTGCCCTTGCTGTGCGGCACGTAGCCGACCGTCTTGCCCTCGGCGTCGAGCACGAACCAGGTGAGCTTGGTGCCGTAGCCGGCGAAGCGGTCGGCCTGCTCGATCAGCTTGGCGCGGACGCGCTCGCCGGTCGCGGCAACGAAGAGGCCGAGGAAGGTGGAGGTGCCGCCGGCCTCGGCGATCTCGGCGCGGGTGCGCTCAAGCTGCGCGTTGAGGCCCGAGCCCCACTGGCTGAGGGCGCCGCCCGTGTCGCTCCGCTCGAAGCTGTCGCGGGCGGCCTGGTCGTGCTCGGCCGCGATACGTCGGTGCGCCTCGGCCTTCTCCGCGAGCTCGGCGGCCTCGATCTCCTCGGCCGCGTCGGCGCATGCGTCGTGGTCGTGCTCGCCCTCGGCGTCGGCGGGGTACGCGCAGGGCGCCGTCGCCGTGAGCTCGGGGCTGGTCAGCTCGCCGCGCTCCAGGGCGCGGGCAGCGTACTCGGCCTCGTCGGCGTCGAGGTTGCTGAAGTCGTGGGCGGTGCGGTTCTGGTCGGTCATGGTCTTCTCCGGGGTGGTGGTGGGTGGTGGTGGGTTAGTACTTGGCGACGCCCTTGGCGTCCATGGCGCGGTCGATCTTCAGCCAGCCGTGCTCGGCGACGAGCTCGCGGGCGGTGATCTCCCAGGCGGCGTCGGTGACCTTGCCGGCGGCGACGCGCGACGCGCGGGCACGCTCGACGACGCGCGTGGTCTGCTCGGCTTGGTGCTTCGCGTTGTCAATCGCGAACTGCGCCCAGGCCGCGCTCGCCTCGGCGTCGCTCGTGAAGTACGGCGCAATGTAGTCGGCCACGTAGGAGTCGGCGAGCATTGCCCAGCGAATCTTCCGCTCGAAGCCAGGCTGCATCATGTAGCCGAGAGTGACCAGGCCGCGACGCGCGAGGGCGTTGGCGGTGCTCTTGGTCAGGCCCTTCGAGCCGACGCCGTGGCCGGTGCCTTCGTAGATCGAAGCCAGGGCGGCCTGCATGGTCTTGGTCAGTTTCGTGTTCTTTGCTGTGCTCTTCATACCCAGAGTCTACAGCAGGATGCGGCCGCTTCCAGAACTAAATCCTGCACTAAGTTTCCAGCAGGCAGGAAGTTCCTAAGTCCTTACCGTGGAGGGTCTCCCGCCAGGGCGCTGCCGTCCTGGGCGGCCGCCTGCTCCAGGCGCAGGCGGGCGCTCGCGCTGGTGATCCGCTCGTGAACGGCGACGGCGACGGCCTCGACCGTCATGCCCGAGCTCGCGGCCGTGGCCACCGTGTAGGGGTGGAGCCGCAGCGCCTCGGCGATCTCGTCGGGCTTCATGCCGTAGGCCGAGCGCAGGTAGTAGCTCACGCCGTCAACGTGCGCGAGCTGCTCGTGCGGCCGAGCTCCTC